ATTAACGCTGTGGGTTGGATACTGTACATGGCCTACCTCCCACCCCATGTGTACAACGTGCTGTTTGTCGCCCTGTATTTATGGGCTATCGCTGTATTACTGAAGAGGGACTGGCGAGATGTGGGTAAACGACGTATGGGCTCTCATCGACTGGGCGGCTGGATTTTTGGTCTTCGTGCCTCTGATTATTCAAGGCTCCACCTTAATCATTCAATGGTGTAAACGTGGTCGAGATGATAAAACACACACTGACAGAGGCGGCCCAGAACCCTAAAGTAGCGCACATTGTCGCTGCCTCAACCGCTGCTGCTGGTGTGGGCACCTGGTTTGCCTGGATACCGGACGACATAGGCAAGCTGGCCTCCCTGCTTGGGGTGATATTGTCAACCATACTGATTGTGGTTCACGGCAGAAAGCTGATCAACACACTGTCCAGAAAGGAGGACGAATCATGTACGAAGTCACCTACATCAACGTCTTCGGACGACACGTCATCGAAGAAATCCAAGCTGAAAGTATAGTCAAGGCCCGGGAGAAAACGAGAGACAAGGGCGCATGGATCATCAAGGAAGTCAAGCCCCTGGACGCCTTCGAGATCGATTATTGTGCGTGATGTGTTATAATTCAACCACTTAGCCTTAAACCATAGGCTGGGAGGTGGAGAATGAAATGCACATCTTGTGGGAAAACGATTGATAAATACGAGTACCAGTTCTATATTGGACGGTGCGAAGAGTGCGTTATTTCCAACATCAGCAGAGGGTTTCAACATGGCATACGGCAAATCGAAAAAAATGGGCGGTTCAAAGAAGAGCTACCCCATGAAGGCTGGTTCCAAGAAGAAGCAAGGATCGGGCTCAATGGCCTATAAGCGCAAGCGTTAACCTTTTCCCGCCAGGAGAAATCATGGAAACATTTATCGTTACTGCAGCCATTATTTACTTGTCGGCCCTTCTTATCCCGCTTTGGGCCGTCTGGGCAGATTTGCGCGATTGGCAGCAAGAGGCGGATCGCTGTGAAGATTGAGGTCATAGAATGGGACACCGATGACCTCTCTGACCTGATGTGTCCAGACACGGTGTACAAGGCCCAGAGACAGAAGGCCGGTATTATCGACGTGGTGTATATCTTCTGGAGCGGCAAAGAACTCCGGTGCTGTGGAGCCAGACACGACGCTGAAAGCCTCAAACACTTGGGAGCCGCCACCGACAACAGCTTCCTGATGACCATCCACCAAGCCCTAGATAACGGTGAAGATGTTGGGGTGCCCATCAAAGGAGTGGTCAGCAATGAACAAATCCACTGAAATCTTTAAGATTGAACAGCCGGAAGTTGGTATTCCATTCCCTGTTGAAGTGGCATTTAAAGACGCTTTGAACGATCTGATAGACGATTTTCGAGGCAAAATGAGCTACGGCCAAGCCGCTGGCATTCTGGAGCGTGTAAAGCTGGATTTACTGCAGGAGATGGACTTTTGAATTACTATCATGTCACACTCCACAATGGAGATCAGATTCTTTCTATCGCGTGCGAATTTTATGAATTACGGGATGGATGGTTTGATTTTGTTGGAGAGGCTTCAAATGGCACCGATATTGAAAGGGTAGGCACTGTTGATGCGCAGATCGTGCAATCTATCATCAAAGTCAGCAAGCGGCAGCACGACAGTATTGGGATGGTAGTGTGATGAAGCCTATCAGCGGAGAGTGGATACCAAAGCAAGCGATGGAGATCAGAGACGCCATCCACAAATCCATACTCAGTCGCTGCGACCACTCGCTGTTTAATCATAATTCTGCCCGCTGCGACGGCAGTGGCTTAACTGGGGTAGACGTGTATGAAGCCATTGACGCGCATTGTGTGGAGGTTGATCAGTGAAGCCGCACATCGCGTACTGCAAAGACAGCAAACAGTGGATAGCCAAACAGCCCGAATGTTTGCCCTGTACAGGCTCAACACCACATGATGCCTACTACAATCTGGTTTACTGGAGCGCTCGGCTTAGTCGCCCTGACGACCATGACGGAACAGACGTGCTTTGGTCTCGCTACGATGACAGGACACCACTAATTATCACTGACCCACACATCCAAAAAGCATGTGATGAGGCGTGTGACTTTATACGCAGGAACTTCTGATGACTGGATTGCTTAACCTTACTTCAGTTGCTGTCAACAAGGATGCAATCGATGTGCTTGAAAAGGCATTGGAGCGTGTCAAGAAGGGAGAGATAGCCAGTGTTGCCGTATCCTGGGTAACAACGGATCAATCAATCGGAGGTGATACCAGCGAAGGTCCCAATCAAATCATGCTATATGCCTCTCTTCAACACTCAACTAATTGTTTTTACAACGAATATTTAGGTGATGGCTGATGTCACGCCCTACACTATACGACTTCGACAAAAGCAAAGGCGAAGAGGGAGAGTACGTCAAGGGGTACACTGTCGAACGCACGCAATGGTATTTGGACCACTACCAGCAGATGGGTGACCTGATCCCAAGCCAGGCGGGCCTTGCATGCGTTCTTGATATCAGCCGAGAGACTATTATTCAGTGGATGAAAGACCCCGAAAAGAAAGAGTTTTCTTACATCGTCGGAAAAATGTCTGCTTTTCAGGAAAAACAACTGCTTTCTGGTGGATTATCAGGAGATTTTAATGCTTCCATCACCAAGCTCATTCTGACCAAGCACAATTATTCGGATAAAACCGAAACAGACGTTAACGCCAAAATCTACGATTTCACTCATATGACTGACGAAGACCTGGAGCGCGAGTTAGGTGAATGACACGCGAAGAGCTGGAACGCAAGGTAGCTATCAAGCGTGAACTGAAGCGCCGCAAATCCCTTCAGAAGGCCGTGTTTGGCGTTGTTGAGCCACAAATCCCCGGGGGAGACCCCAAGCTCCTGAGATGCTGGCAGCGTGATGATAGCGGTCAGTTCGTTGCATCAGATCGAAAGCCTCAGGTGCTGGTGCCACTGAAACTGGAGCGATTTCTCACAATCCCCAAGAAGTACAAGGTTCTCTACGGTGGCCGTGGGTCGGCAAAGTCGATGACAGCCATGGATGCGGCGATTGCGGACGCCAAGGACTTTGGTGGGTCGACGATGTGCTTTCGTGAGGTGCAGAAGTCCTTGAAGGAGTCGATATTCAAAGGCTTGATGGGTGAAATCAAGCGGTTGGGCTTTGATGGCTTTCGGGATGTTGAGAGCCAGGGGGAGATAAAGAACGACAATAACGGCGCGCTGTTCAGCTTCTGGGGGCTGTCCACAAACCTGGACAACATGAAGTCACTGTATGGCTACAAGCGGTTCCTGACCGAAGAGGCCGACAGTATCAGCCAGCGATCTCTCGAGGTGATGGGCCCGACATTGCGGGGGATTGATGGGGCTGAGATGTGGTTCATATTCAACCCGAAATCCCGCGAGGCTCCAGTATCCAAGCGGTTCATCATGCCTTTTGAGCACCACCTGATGTCCCATGGTGTGTTTGAGGACGACCACCATCTGATCATCAAGATGAACTGGCGTGATAACCCGTGGTTTCTGGAGGATGAGACGCTCCGTCAGGAAATGGAGGCCGACAGAAAGCTGGTCGACGAGGGGGTTATCAGCCAGGCCAAGTTCGATCATGTCTGGGAGGGAGAATTTGACGACCATATCGAGAACGCCCTGATATCCAGTGACTGGTTCGATGCGTGTGTTGATGCACACAAGAAGTTGGGCTTTGAAGGGAGGGGCTTCCGATTTGCAGCACATGATCCGTCTGATCTGGGCCAAGACCCCAAAGGGTACGCTGCCCGCCACGGTTCCGTTATCTATGACGTTCAGGAGAAGGTAGACGGCGATATCCATCAGGGAGGTGATTGGGCGATCGAGTTGGCCAAGGAACAGGGTGTTGAAAAGTTCAGCTGGGACGGTGATGGCATGGGTGTTGGGCTTCGTAGGCAGATCAGCGAGGAATTCTACGGTACTCACGTTGGGGTCAGTATGTTTCGAGGGTCTGAGGGTGTGGACAATCCGGAGCAAATCTACCAGCCGGCCATCAAGCATGAGGTCATGGACGGGAAGACGAACAAGGAGGCGTTCAAGAACAAGCGCGCGCAGTACTATCAAACACTGAGAGACAAAATCTACAACACTTGGCGGGCGGTGACTTATGGGGAGTACAAAGACCCCGACACGCTGATCAGTTTCAGCTCGGATATCAAGCTGCTGCTTAAATTGAGGTCAGAGTTGTGCAAAATGCCGGTAAAAGAGAACAGCAATGGCTTGATTGAGCTGTACACCAAAGAGCAGATGCAACGCCTGTTCCAGCTGCCTTCGCCAAACTTGGCGGATTGCGTTATGATGTTGCAGCGTGTTAAAGAAGATCGCGCAGAGCAGCAACAGGTCCACATCCCGCCAGTCATCCGGCCCATGAGCATGAGGCGCTAGATGCCCACGTACAATGAAGATTTGAAGACCCTGGAGTCTACGGACAAGTTGGCGTACATCAAGCGCCGCCACGATCGCGCCTACAGTGCGACGGAGGACATTCGGGAGCGAGCGGCTAATGATCTGCTGTTTGCCCGGTATACACAGTGGGATGACACCCTGGATGCGACGTTTGCTGAGTATCGGGGCGAGTTCAACATCCTGCGCCCGGCCAGGCGTCGCATTGTGTCGGCGATGCGTGAGAACGATATCAACATCTCCTATCACCCTGACGACGGGGCTGACCCTGATTCTGCAGACACGATGAACGGGTATTACCGGACATCCGTTCGGGAGAATGTATCCAAGTCCTCAATCGATGTGGCGGTAGGCGACCAGATTGACTGTGGGTACGGTGCCTGGCGATTAATTACAGAGTACGCCAGTGAAAGTAATAACCTGGACAACACCCAAGTCATCAAGCGCGTACCGATTCATGAGGCGAACAATGTGGTCTATTGGGACCCTGATTCGCAGTTCATGGACAAGTCGGATGCGAAGTTCTGCACGATACTGACGCCCTACACCAAAGACGGCTTTGAGGAGATGCTGGACGATCTGGGCATCTCGGAAGACCGCCGGAAGGCGATTGAGACCAGTTCGTTTGCTGAGCCTGAGGAGTCGTATGTTTACCCGTGGTCGTATGGTAATAGTGTGACCTTCATGCATGTTGGCGAGCACTACGAAATCAAGGAGTCGAAGGAGAAAATCAAAATCTACCTGCTGCCGGACGGTGAGTTAACCCATTACACGGAAGAGCAGCTGGAGAAGATGGATCAACCCCCCGAAGACACGGGCGCGATCTATCGGGGCGAGAAGGTTCGCAAGCGCAAGAAGGTGTACAAGTACGTTCTGACCGGCGGAAGCATTATTGATGGGCCTACGCTGGTTCCCGGGCAGTGCATACCGATCGTGCCGTTGTACGGCGAGTGGTTCTTTGTTGAAGGGGTGGAGAGTTGGGAGGGTATTACTCGACTGGCCAAGGACCCGTCACGGCTGAGGAATATGATGTTCAGTTATCTGGCGGACATTATGGGCAAGGGGGCGAGGCGCAAGCCGTTCTTTTTCCCTGAGCAGGTGGCCGGATTCCAGCAGATGTATGACCAGGACAATAACTATCCGTACTACCTGCTACAGTCCAAGGACGCCGAGGGCAATCTGTTGCCCCAAGGTCCGATTCAGTACATGGAAAACCAGCAGATACCACCGGCGCTGGACGCGATGATCAACCTGACCACCGACAGTGTCAATCAATTGACACCTCAAGGGGTAGATGGCACGCAATTACGGACAAATGTGGCATTTGACACGGTGGACCAGGTAAACCGCAATGCTGAGGAGCAGATGTATGTGTACCTGGACAACCTGGCGTCAGCCCAACGAAGGGATGCGGAAATATTTGCGTCGATGTCACAGGATATTATCGACACCACCCGTGAGGTGATGTTGACGGATGAGGCTGGCGTTCAGAGTAGCGCCACGTTTAACGATGCGGTGATGGATTTGACCACGTTGAATGAGGTGGTGCTGAACGACATCCGGAGAGGTCGGTTTGTGCCGGTGGCAACTATTGGGCGGGCGTATTCGACTCAGAAGGACGAGACCCGGGAGGATCTGAAAGAGGTGATGATGTCGGACATTGTGGACCCGAACATCCGACAGATTGCCACGTTGCAGTTCTTCACCCTGTCAGACGGCTCGAGCATGCAGATTCTGAGGGATTATGCGGACATGCAGTTGGTATTGATGGGCGTCAAGGAACCGTCCACAGACGAGCAGAGGGAGGCGCTGCAGGCCCAACAGGAGGCGCAGGCGCAGCAAGGCCAGAACGATCCGGCCGCAATGATTGGTCAAGCAGAGTTGATCACTGCCCAGTCAGATGCGGCGGAGACGGAGGCCAATATTCTGTTGAAAGAAGAGCAGGCGGCCAAAGCCAGGGCGGACGCATTCAAGACCCTGATTGAGGCGGATAATGCCCGGCGCGAGGTGAGTCTGAAGGAGATTGATACGCAGGTATCGGCGGCAGAGCGACTGGCGGCGGCGTTGAGGCCGGATTCACAGCGGGTGCTTAACTAGATTGCGTATTCTCTGAAGTTTTTCATGCGCATTCCTCCTTTTGATGTTCCGCTGAAGCCGTTCAATCGGCGGGCCGCTACATTGTGGTCATACAGGATAATTTCCAGATTTTCATGGTCTTGATAGCCTGATGGACGTACATAGCCATAGATGCTGTAGTTAAAGCCGTTGAATTGGTATTCAGGTGGCTCATTGGGGAGCGCTACCTCGGGCAGCGGGTTGGGCATTTGATCCAAGTACACATTTTTTTTGTGAACTAGGTGTTCGACGAATCGCTCAACTTCCCGGTTAAACCACATCTCATGCCATGGCGGGATTTGTTTGTAATATTCAGTCATGTTAATACCTGTGTACACTCATCCGATATCGCTTTTTGGCTTTGGAGACGAGCCCGCAGTTCAAGCATTTAAGGGCAACGGGCTGCTCTTCGAGATCTTCCTGGCCAGACTTCACCTTCGGCCCTGGTGCTGAGATGTAGGTGCCACACTCCGGGCAGGTGACGTCATAGAATACATCGTGGTTAAACACGGCGGGAGTCCCGGTATCCCATCCACACACCCACAGCAAACAGGATGGCCACGAACCACATACCACTGGCGACGCCGTAGCCCACCAAAGCAGCAAAGAACAGGCGCAGGGCTTCGTTATTTGACGGTATCTCAAGAATCTTTGTAGTTTTCATGGTCTCTCCCGGTTCTTTTTTCGTTCTTCGGCCGCTTGCTCTCTTTCTTTCATCCCTTCGTTTGGCCACGGGTGATCTCCTTTTGGGAGGATGTACTGAATGGTGCTGCCATGGCCGAGCGACCTGTGTGGAACATTTTTCCCGTGTGTGTAAGCGAGGTTTCCGTTGATGTACTCGATATGTCTGGCCTGAATGATACTGTCCTGATACCCGCTGGCTGGCTTTCGGTAGACAACATATTCGTGCGTTGCGCCATAGAGAAGGTCTTTGAGGCACTGAATGATGGCTTTTGATGCTGTTTTTTGGTTGGTTCGATCGCAGGCATCTCTTACCAGATCAGCATCGCTTGGAGACAGCCTCAGTGTGAGGGTCTTCATGATTTCACCTCATCCAGTGCTTTGCCCCGTTCCTCAGCGGTGAGGTAGAAAATTTTATCGGGGTAGTTTTGGTTGTTGATGCGGACTTTGCCTTCCTGGTCAGCCGCCCGGAAGACCTTGCGGGGCGCCTCGTTCAGGTCTGTAGCGCTGTAAGTCTTCATATTATCCGGTTGCTCCCGTTTATCTGGTCTATTCGGTTTGAATTGTCTCTCCTGTCTCCCAATGTGTCAAGAAAACCATACAATTAACTCAGCCCACCCGTGCTTAACGGGGTGAATCGTTACACTGGCGAGATTGGAGTAAATCAGTGGCTGAAGAAGACCTGGATAGTGGTCAAGAAAATGAGGACGAACTGGAACTGACAACTGACGAGGAAACTGTCGAATCCGAGTCAGAGGCAGAATCAGAGGGTGATCCGACAGAGACCCCTGAAGAGCCGGCGGCAGAGCCAGAAGCGTTTGATATTGTATTGACCGGTGAGGAACCAGACTCACGAGACGATGACCAAAAGCTGATACCTGTCAGTCCGAAAGCGCTGTATAAACTTCGGCAGGGTAAGCGAGAGGCCAAGTCAGAAGCCGACGAGTTGCGGCGAGAAGTTGAGAATCTGAAGGCGCAGATGGAGAAGCCCACCGCGCCTGAATCCGGTACTAAACCCCCGGATCCACTGGATTTTGAGGATGATGACAAGTATGACGCAGCCATGCGCAAATATGTGGCGGCGCTTGTCAATCAGAACCAGGCGGAGACTCAGCAGCAATCGCAGCAACAGCAGGCAGCTGCCCAGATTGAGCAATCGGTCAAAGGGCACTATGATCGCGCGACCACGATGTTGTCGGAGTATCGAATTGACTCTGAGAAGTATCAGAACAGTGAGCGTGCGGTTCGGGAAAGGCTTGGTCATGACGTGTTTGAGGCCATCGTTGATGCTGTAGGTGAAGGTTCGGAGAGGCTGACGTACTTTCTGGGCAATAACCCGGCAAAACTGGACGAGGTGGAGTCGCTGTTGATCGAGGACCCGTTGGGGCTTCGTGCGATAGCTCACTTGGGCACCCTGAAGGGACAGCTCAAGAAGACGCCTCGAAATAAACAGGTCAGTCAGGCCCCTCCAGCTGACAGTGGTCTTCCGGGCAGCAGTAACAAGGATGCGTCCTTGTCTGCGCTGAGAAAGGAGTTGGATCGGTTATCGAAAAATTCAGACCGAACCGAGTTCATCAGGCGCAAACGGCAGCTGATTAGTGATGGCAGAACTGAAGACTTGAGGACGCTTGGCTACGTTCACTGAGGAATTGAACGATGGCTAATTTGAATACTGCCAAGACGATTGAGGTGATGTTCGACGAGGTTGTGATGCAACTCGAAGAGCAGAACCAGATGGCCATGCTGTGTGGCCACTACAACATGGCTGGTGCTCGCACGCAAAACTCAAACAACATTGAGTGGCGTGTGGTTGAGCAACAAGCCGCGACCAGCGAAGGCTGGGAATTCGTAGACGCTGATTTTACATCCCTGGTTGAGCAATCTTTCCCCTCCACACTCGGTATGCCGCAAAACGGCCTGCTGGGCATTCGGGTGGATGACTTGCGTGATCCACGCTTCAAGGAGCGTTGGGCGAAAGCCGAGGCGCAGCGTCTGTCAGCTCAGCAAAACCAGCTGATTGCGACCACTGTGGTCAATACCGGGTCGATCTTTTACCGATTGACGACGGCGGGTTATGACTTCATCAAGACCGCTGACACCATTCTGAAGGAGCGCCAGACCCATACGATGGGCCAGTCGTTCTTTGTGAATGACCGCAATGCGCAACAGATCAGCTCTGACCTGGCGAACCGTTCCAACATGCACGGCCTCCCTGAGACGGTGTACAAGAACGGCATGATGGCCTACAACACCGGTGGGTTTGATATCTACGAAGCCAGTTATCTGCCCTCATTGAGCGGTGGTACGTTGGCGGGTGTGACGGTCACCAGTGCGATCAGCCAGGCTCCGGTGGGCTTTACCACCACGGCGGGCACTCAGGTACCGGTGGATTACCGGATATCTGAAGATATTGAGCTGACGGGTACGTTGACCAACCTGGTGGTGGGTGATTACATCACCTTTGCCAACGTCAACGCGGTAGGTCTTCAGGACAAGACCAACACCGGCCAGCTGATGACCTTCAAGGTGGTTGAGAAGACCGGCCAGAACATCAAGGTCTATCCGAAGCCGATTGCGGCGGACGATGCGGGTCTGACGGCCATCCAGCAAGCCTATGCCAATATCAACACTCAGATTGGCGCGGGTGCCGCGGTCACCAAGTTGAACACCGACACCAGTGCACGAACCAATGTGTTCTGGGCCAACGACTCTATTGAGATCGTGGACGGTGATGCGCCTTGGGAGATGTTGGGCGATCTGGACGGCATGGAGGTGAAAAGCGCCACCCTGGCCTCTGGTACACGTCTGTATATGATTTATCAGGCGAGTATCAATAATGGTCAGCTGAAGTGTCGCTTATTTACGTGGAACAACGTGGTAAATAAGAATCCTAGCGCTAATGGGGTGGCTATTTTAGGGTCTTAAGCGCTTAGAACTAGGTAGGGGCTTCGGCCCCTGCTTTCTTTCCCGCTGGAGTAAGTTATGCGAGTAATGTATCAGCCTGGCGATGACCAGGTTATCTGGAATATCAAATGTAATGTGAAGACCTTTCGGGATGAAGAGGTGGAGCAGGCGATTGCGGATGGTTGGTTTGCGTCGCCGGAAGACTTTGAAAAGGATGAGGACGAGGTGCGTCTGTCGGTCTTTCCGCCGGCCGTGAAGGACGTAGCGGAGACGATGCAGGAGCAGCTGAACGAGGCGTTGCGCCGTGCTGAAGAGGCTGAGGCGGCTCTCGCTCAAGGTGATCTGGGCGCAATGATCCGTGCCGCTTGTGAGCGTCAGGGTATTGATAAGGTGGGCACCATGTCGGTAGACACACTGATTGAGAAGCTGAAAGGCGCTAGCGAATGATCAAATCCTACTTCGCCAGGCAAGCGCTGCGTAAGCTCGGGATTCGAGCGGACGAGTTCAGCGTGGATAATGACGAATTGCGTGATGGCCTGTGCGAGTTGGAAAACATGATGGCAAATTGGGACGGGCGAGGTCTTCGTTTTTCCTACCAGTTTGCTTCAGACCCTGAGAACGTGGACCCCCACAGTGAGTCGAATGTTCCTGATTGGACGCACGATGCGATTATCTGGCAGTTGGCGATGAGGTTGGCCCCGGACTATGGGAAGGCCTCAGACAACCTGAGAGCGCAAGCCAGCGCCTCCCTGAATACCTTGTACATGAGCCTGGATGTTCCGGAGATTCAATACGAAAGGAATATGCCGATTGGGTCTGGGAACAATCACCGGTTTAATCAGTATTATCGGTATTACCGCCCGGCGAGTGAGATTGTGGTGGAGAACGCTCACGCGTTGATTACGAATAACGGACGCGCGTTTGTCAGTGGTGGTCAGGAGACAACTACCACGGGTGGTGGCACACCTTCTGTCCCGACCACTCCGGGTGTTCCTGACACTCCTATTGGTTTAGCGGCGGTTGTTGCTGGCGTGGATGCGGCGGCCACGGTGACATTGACGTGGAACACGGTATCGGACGCGGTGGGTTATGTGTTGCGTCGTGACGGCAATGCGGTTTTCACGTCGATCACCCCGACATCGATTCAGTATGTGGATACACCGGGTGCGGCCGGTTCTTACAGCTATACGATCACGGCATATAACCAGTTCGGCGAGTCGGCACAGAGTTCGCCGGTGGTGGCGGTGGTGCCGTCGAGTTTTGCGCCCTCCACTTTTGATGCGACCCAGACGTCGTCATCGTTCACCTTGTCCAATGGCAACCTGACATTGACTGCTCCGGGTGGGACGGTATCGATTTCGGCGCTGTTAAATACCCCGAGAAGCAGTGGCAAGTATTACTTCGAGGTAACGCACGGGTCTAATGATTTTGAGGTCGGGTTTGTAACGGAAGATACTGTCGGCAGTCCGGTTCTGGACTCTACGCTGACTGCCAGTTCAGTAAATTATGCACCGACGTTAAACTTTGTCCATCTTCTGACGCAGGTGAACCGGCGATTTTCAAGTGGCACATCGGTGGAATCTCAGACTTACGGGTCGGCGTTATCGGCGGGCGACAGGATGAATATTGCGGTGGACTTCGACACGGGGAATCTGTGGATTGGTCGCAACGGCACCTGGTTTGATTCGGGTGACCCGGCGGCGGGCACCAACCCTGCGCCATTGACATTGCCATCGGGTGCTGTGCGGTTTGGGGTGGCGAAGTTTTCGGGTAGTTCACCTCCGACCCTGACGGCCAATTTCGGACAGTCGGCGTTTGCGGACACGGTGCCGACCGGGTTTACTTCGGGGATTTGAGATGCCAAAAGTCGGACAGTTATCGATCAGCCCAACCTTTGAGTCCTTTGATATAGTGACCGGGTATGGCTCTGCCGAGGCTGAAGGATTTGACGGGGTGGATATTGAAGAGTATCTGAAGTCTATCTTGCAAATCACGGCGGTGGAGCTGAACACCACGACCAACATCCCTGTGTTGACGCTGGCTGATGGCAGTCAGATTGTGGGGACAACGAGCACATAGACATGCCACAGCCTTTTGACGTACAAAATGACATGCTGGTGGAGTCGGTTTCGATGACCGGCAGTGACATCATTATCGGGTATTCGGCGCGCAATCGTCGAACTCGGGCGTGGACGGCCAACACGATGGCCACGTACATGAGAACGCAGATTGCCCCAGTGGCGATCAACCACAACACCACGACAAATGTGATTACCATTACGCTTGGTGATAACACCGTGATCACGGGTACTACGAGTACTTGAGTCGTGGTATTATCGTGTCTCCCTGGCGGGACTTTGGCCGGTTGTAAATCCGTCCTCTTTTGATGTTTCGGTATCCGGTCATCGCCAGGGCATTCCGCCAGGCGATAGAATCATAACCAGAGGCCTCGCCATGGCTTACAATTCCATAGAGTACATCCAGCAGCCGCTGACAGACGCTGCTCCTGTCACTTACACCATCAACCCCAATTCCCTGCAGTACGGTCGTCATAAGGTGTCTGTCCGCATTATTGATGGTATTGGTGATCCGGTTACCTCCGGCATTACGGGCACAATAGCGATTGCCGTTCGCGGTATTGGTTCAGACGGTTTTGAACCGGGTGCTGCGACTCTCGACATTTCAGGTACGGATCGAAGTTTTGTACCGATTCTGGACAATATCAATGCGATTCGGTTAACCGCCAGTAATATGGTGGCGGGGCACAGTGCGATTGTGACGATAGCGAGTTCCGGGAGTGATATCTGATGGGCGTTAACAGTGGACTGGGTATTGAGTTCGGTGCCGGTGCCACTGGGGCGCTGGTTATTGCGATTCGCTCGGACAACAGTCAGCCGGCGGTGTTTGCCGATATCGCGGCAAGAGATACGTACACAGCGACCACTGAGGGTACGGCGGACGCGGCGCGGATCAATGTTACAAATGCAGATGATGCTCGGGAAGTGTTCGCCATTGGTACGTTGGCAGCGGGTGAAGTAACAGCGGTTACATCGGCGTTTATTCGTCTTAATGGTGCCTGGGTGGCTGTTGCTACCAATCTGATTGGCCAGCGTGGCGCAGATGGTACAGATGGGACGGTGAATATCCCGAGTCTGACAGAGGGCGATTTTGTCATGGGTGGCTCTGTGGCGGGGACGTTGGTTCCCGCCTCGATGAGCGAGACGACTTCCCGGATTGAGGGCTCCAAGCCCTTGGCGGCCCCGGGTGAGCGCACGATAGATATCGGACCGATATCGGCGGTGTCTGAAGGGTCTACCGTCAGCTTTCTGGACCGCAGTCGGAGCCGGATGTTTGGCCCGGCCATTCATGAGACCACTTCGGGTTCTGTGACTGATCGGAGATTGTTCTATTTTCGCCCGGCCGACTCCTTCACAGTCACCCCCTCTACCGCTACGGCGACAGAGACATTCGCAGCAACCACGCTGCAATATCAGGTAGTAAACACTAACCTCGGGACGGTGAGTGAGTACCGGGAGGTCACCCGAACGGCCGGAGCGGCAGAAATTACCGGGGCCAACTTGATTATCCGCCGGAATTCCCATGCGGACGCGAATCCGGTGTTTGATTACATTCGGGATGTGACTGGGGGATCGGGGTTTACTCTCCCTGCCGGGGATACACCATTCACTATTGATCTGGTTCGCGAGCACTTGCTGCTGGCGGGTGAGACGCTGTACATCACGATTGAGGGGGACGGATCGACCCCGTTGAATCTGAGAGGTCAGACGATATCCGGTCAGACGGTCCCGCATATCGACAGCTACGGCCGTCTGGGGACGATTGTGTTTGCTGAAGATGCCTTGGGCAACCCAGCAAGTGATGGGCAGATATTGGCGTCTACCACCGCGGGGGTTCGATCTTGGGTATCAGCGCCGGTGGATGACAACGATTTCGTCAACAGTTCGTCGATTGGTGTCGATTCCAGTAATATTGTAACTCTGACCCTTGGTCGTACCGGGTCTTTGGCGGACTTGACCAGTGACTTCCAGTTGATCGCAGGCTCGAACGTGACCTTAACGCCCGACACGGTGAATGGAACCATTACCATAGCGTCGTCTGCCGGCGGTACCACCCCCAGCCCGGGTCCGAGTGATCTTCGGTACGGCCTTTCTACTGAGAGTAACCCGGCATCAGTTACCTGGGCTGGCCTCACAGACGTAGCGAGCCCGACTGATCCGCAGACGGTTTCCACCGGCACGACCTCGGCCGGTGATTATTTCCACATCTTCTCAGCCAGCACTCACGACATCCAGACCATCACCGATACGGTTCTGCAACAGACTGTGTACCAGGAGGGTGGTTCCGGGAATATCTTTACGAAAGTCTCTTCTGCGCGTACTGAGAGCAGTGTGGTGTATGACGCTTACACGGTGGGTCCGCTGAATGCCGGTGTGGATGAAGAGTACGTCCTTGCCTTCTCATAAAGGGGATTAACGTGGCAGACAGAAGTATTTTGTATCGAATCCGTGCCGCTCTTCAGGGTGGCAAGGTGGCTGTGGCGCGTGAAATTGAGTTGTTATCGACGTTCACGGGGCTGTTTACGGGTGCAACCGATGCCGAAGCGGCGTTACAGCGTACGGACGCCACCGGTATTGGTGCCGACATTCAGGCATTTACGGGCAGCTTTACCGCTGGTGCCGGCAATATTAATACCTGGTTTGGTGGTCGACAACAAACTCGGTTGAGGTGTACTGACAACAGCGGTTTGTCGCCTGTGAGATTCACCTTGCCGGGCACCACTGATCTCAACACGGCATTTGATCAGTTGGTGACGGCGGGTGTGCCGGAGGTAATCCGGTTTGTCATTGAGTACACGGGTGATACTACTTTCTTGAGGGTGGAGGCGGCGTCGGGCGGTCCTGTCATTACAGGGACATCGGCCATTATCATACGCCCCGGTGTCTCAGCGACTGTGGAAATCAGCCGCTCCGGCTCAACGATCTCTGACTACGTGTTCCAGTCCATCGGGGTGATTGCGGACACCACCGGTGGGACGCTGGACTCGATCAAGCTGATCAATCCTGCGACAGACCGCTGGGACGCCTCAGTAAGCGGTCCTTTGCCCTCTGCGAGTGTGATCAAAGGCAATGCTTACCGTGTTGTGAACGCGCCCACAGACGGTTCTGGGCGGTTTGGTGAGGTTATGCAGGACGATGATTGGGTGGTCTGGGAGGGTGAGACTTTTACCGCCTGGTCAACCACGCCTCATGCCTGGTTTGTCTTGCCGGCTCACGAGGTGCGCCGAATCTCGGCCCTGGAAGAGAACTTCCTTTCAACTGTTCGACAGTCACCAGAATCTTCCCGAAATACAGTGCTTCGGGGTGCTGACTATGCGGCTACGGCGGGTGAGATTCGTTTAAAGATATACACGAACCGGTCAGACTACAGTGCAGCAGACCTTAATACCACTGGAGATATTGACGTATATACTGATGCGTCGAATCAGCAAGGCTATTTGGGGGTTAGGCTCACAGGGACTCAGGCATCGCTGGCGAGCGTTTTGCCGACATTGTACGCCTACAATGAGTCCGCCGGGACTTTTACGTTGCTGGCAAACCTGACCAGCGGATTTACCCACGAGGGTAATTTTGGGGCCGAAAGTGACTATTTGTCTGTGGACCCCATTAGCTACACAGCCGGTGATTCGATACGGATTTACATTGGGTCTGTTCTGCCGAGATATAACACGCCGGATTTGGACATTTTCGCTACCAACTTGGTGGATAATTTACTGGCGCGCATTGATCGCGATGAATCTTGGTTTAGTGTGGCGCGAGCGCTTCTGTCTGGCGCAACGGTTAGGGATGATCAACTCGCGGAACGGGTTGTTTATGCCGAAGGGTACAGCCGTGGTGTTGATTGGCGAGATATGTCAGATGGAGTGACAATAAATGCTAACCGGTACATTGATAGTGACCTTACGATTACCCAAAATGGTGCGGCTTCTTTTGAGCTGACTGACTTTGGTGCTGGCCTACAGAAGCTGATATCAATAGGGCTTCAGCGTAATGATGGCAACAGCGCCGAGGGTGCGATGATCGAAATCGCCCCATCGGTTGCGCTGGTTCGGATTAATACATCAAACAACATTCAGTTCAACACAACGCCGGGTAGCGGTTCGGAAACGTGGGAGAGCCTGGGAGGGGGCGCTGGCTCTTACACGCTTGGCAGTGGCTCCAACAACTTTCTTGTGTTTGAGATTGTTCCAATCCTTGATTTTGACAGCGGCAACCCAATACCGGGCCGGTGGGAGGTTGTTGCGGCATTTTTTGATGGCACCAACTGGCACCAGGCCAACAATATCAATCTGACTGTTTCAGGACAGAACGTTACTGGCGATACGCTTGGATTTTCCAGAAGCGCGAATCAGAGGGGGCAGGTTACGCGATTCAGCGCGATCAAGAATCCCGGTTATCTGACTCACTCGGAACTTGAGGATATTGGCCGTCACCATCAATCAGACCGGTGGAACTTTGGTTGTGCGCGGCAAATTGTTGCTGCCTCAAACAGAGAGGTTGAGCTTGCTACAGTTCTGGAGGTCGGAGCAACTATTGTGTTGACGGCGACGCCAAACAACACCAGAGTTGCCCTGACGGTTGACGACACAGATACGGGCAACATCAAGCTTGGTGTGGTGGAGGTTTAATCATGGCTGTAGGGGACAAGCATTTTCCGGGGGACGCCCCGCTTATTCATTCCGGACGCTACCTGGACGACGATGCGCTGACAGATGGTACTGCCTCGTTCATTGACTTTGATACTGAGGTGAATGTCGCGCCCTTTACATTGGACCTGAGGGACGCTGATCATGCAGAGGGCATGCACTACTGGATACGTGTCACAGGTAATAGCACGGGCACTTTGACGGTCCAGCGGCCCACGGCAGGGTCCACCAAGACCATCAGCGGCCGGTTCGTGGGGCAGACCTTGAGTGCGGCCACATCCGTTGTACTGGCGGCGAGTGACGGGGTGATGCGTATCAAGCCTGACGGGGACAACTGGATCATTTACTGATGCCGAAAATCTCCATCAACGAGGGCATCTACTCGGACCAGAACGCGGACTACCGCACCCGCTGGCCTCTGAATTACTATCCCGTTGCAAAGCAGACAGGCAGCAATGAGGGCTATCTGTATCCCACGCCTGGCATCACGGCGGTGGCCACCCCCACCGGGGCCGGTGAATCCCGGGGAGCACAGTGGAATTCCCGATTTAACCAGCATTTACGGGTTACCGGTAATAATTTGATCCGGGTGGAAAGCGACGGCTCCTCGACGGTGCTCGGCACGATACCGGGCAAGGGTCGGGTGGCCATGGCGCACTCGTTTAATTCACAGGTGGTAGTTACCAATACGAGGGCTTACCGATACGATGGCAGCACGGTCGCGCAAATCACCGATCCGGACCTGGGTGTGGTTTATGACTGCGCATGGGTTGATGGTTTTTACGTGTTCACTGATGGGGATGCTATTGTTCTCTCCGACCTGACCAATGAGACGGCTATTGATCCGCTGCGGTTTGGGTCGTCGGAGGTGTTTCCAGATCGAATCAATGGGATCGGGATTGTCCAGAACGAGATTGTGGCGTTTAACCGGTACACGACAGAAGTCTTCAATAACGTCGGTGGGACAGGCTTTCCCTTTCGCCGGGTAGAGACCGGCATGGTGCCTATCGGGTTAGTGGGCACTCACGCGAAAGTCACCTACAAAGGGGGGTATGCCTTTCTCGGTGGGGGTTTGAACGAGAACATCAGCCTGTGGTTGTACACGGGCACTGCTCAAAAACTGGCGAGCCGTGAGCTGGAGGTGGTGCTGGCGGATTACACGGAAGCCCAGCTGGCGGTATCCACGATGGACAGTTACAGCGACGGAGTGAATGATTTTCTGCTGATTAACCTGCCTGACCGGCAAATTGTGTACGATGTGGAGATGTCGAAGGTATTGGGGATTGAGGCGTATCACGAGCGCACCCCCAACGCGTTACACCCGGTGCACGCTTATGGTCAGTGGTGGGTATCGAATGACGACGGATTATTAGGCAGATACGACCACACGGTAGGGACTGAATGGGGCGAGAAGATCGAGCGCCGATTTGAGACCCGTCTGATCTGGGGTGAGACGCAGGACTTTATTGTCCACCGGCTGGAGCTGCAGGGCACGTATGGCCGGGCTCCCGCGGGGAGGAACCCGGCGATTGCGGTCAGTAAAACGACCAACGGGCTGTTATACTCGCGCGAGCGCTGGTTGAACACGGGTTCTCGAAGTGAGTACGACGGTCGATTTGTGATGCGCCGGCTGGGTAAAACACGACAATCGGATGCGTACCGGTTTCGGATGTTCAACGACAGCCGGATATCGATTAACCGATTGGACATGACCCTGGAACCGATCAACGGGTAATAACGAGGCACAATATGGCAATTACAACCGCAACTTTTCAGTGGTATGACCACGTATCTGAGCGGGCGGGCGATGGCGGCATTGACTGGGATACGAATGCCTTTCAGATCACGCTGCACACCAGTCTGTATACGTTTGCGTCAACGCACACCACGAATACGGATTTGACCAACGAGGTGACCGGCAACGGCTATGCGGCCATTAACCTGGCGAATGTGACCTGGATTCGGTCAGGCAGCACCACGACGTTCAACGCCGATGATCCGGTGTGGACCGCTTCAGGCGGGAGCATTGTGGCGCGCCGTTATGTGGTTCGGGACACCACGGCGAACTTGCTGATTTGCAGTGGCTTGCTGGATTCCACCAATGCGGACGTGACCACCACGGACACCAATACGCTGACTTTCCAAATCAACGCTTCAGGCTTGTTTACGGCGACTCTGACAGGAGCGTAGGGGATGCCTGGTGACACAACCAAAGGTCCCCCTATCGATTGATAGCACATTGGAGGGTAGCCGATGCCTGGTGTAATTGGCAACGCCAACTCCAGTGGTCCCAACCGGCTTATTTCCGGCACTACCGAAGCCGTTCTGAACGTTGACGACACGGGGACGTATGTCACTGGTGATGTCGTCACAGAGGTCGCAATACAGCTCGGTGTATCGCCGGGCGCGGATTCGGAGATTCAATTCGGGCTGTACGCTGCTGCGTCTGCGGGGGCGTTGACCACTGGAACGCTGGTCTGGTCGAGAAACATCACCATCCCATCTGGTACGGCGGTAGGGGTGTTTACGCAGGCTGTGCCGAGTGATGCCATCACGGCAACCAATGGCCAGGTGCTGGGCGGTGCTATCTCTACGCGGGTGTCAGGCGGCAGTCTGAACGTTCGTTCCGGCCCTTCCGGTGATTCACGTTCTTTGGGTGGTATAAATACTACGCTGCCCGGCACCTGGTCTGAGACGGGGACTGCGGTCCGTAACCTGACGGCCACGGTGACCACCAGTGTCAGCGGCAACACCTCGGAAGGCGTTACCGGGACATTGGCCTATACGGGTCTTGCGCCGCAAGCAAACGCGACAGAGAACCGGGTGTCGGCCGGGGTTGCGGGCACACTCGCCTATACCGGGATTGCCGGTCAGTTTGAAGCCACCGAAGACGAAGCAAATACCTCCGAGGGGGTAGTCGGCACACTGGCTTATACCGGTTTGGCACCGCAGGCCGTCACCACCGAGAACAACATCTCCCAAGGTGTCACGGGTACGCTCACGTATACCGGACTCGCCGGTCAGTTCAACGCAACTGAAAATAACGTGTCTGCTGGCGTAGCCGGTACACTGACTTATACAGGTGTGGCGGGCCAGTTTGAGACCACCGAGGGGAATGTGTCAGCGGGTGTCACCGGTAGCCTGGTGCTGACGGGGATTGCGGCTCAAGCGGTCACCACCGAGAATAATATCTCAGCCGGGGTCACGGGCCAGCTGACGTACACCGGAATAGCGGGTCAATTTGAAGCCACTGAGGGAGAGGCCAACATCTCGCAAGGGGTGGTGGGCCAGCATGTCCTGACCGGTATTGCGGCGCAGGTTGTCACCACTGAGAACAATGTGTCTGCCGGCGTCACCGGTGAGATACGATACACTGGCATTGCGGGCGAGTTTGCCACCGGTGATTTCAACATCTCCCAGGGGGTCACCGGGACCCTGACGTATACCGGTATCGCGGGCCAGACGATCACCACCGAGAATAACGTGGTACAGGGCGTTACCGGGACGCTGGTTCTGTCGGGTGTGGCGGGCACGTTCGTCTCGGAAGATGGCGGGGAGATATCCCAGGGCGCGACAGGAACGATCACTTACACAGGTATCGCTGCACGGGTGGTTACGACTGAGACCGTGGACATCATTGTCCCCGACATCACCATCCCCGCCATTCCGAACATTCCCGACACCACGCCGGTAGACATTGGGACGACAGCGGCCCCGATTCGCCGGATTGACCTGGAGAACATGCGCAAGATCGGTATCAACTTCCGGGTGATATCGTCCCTTGAGCAGGTGGTGAATGATTCGATTCAAACCCTGACCACGCTGGCAGAGAATCAATCGGCCAGTAACCAGCCATTGATTGACGCTATTAATGCGTCGTTGACGGCCATTACACAGTCGCTGAATACGATTGTTAGCACGCTCAACACAGTGAACCAGAACGCAGCGGTGGCGGATCAGCGATCGGCGGAGAACCTCACGTCTATTCAGGGCTTGGCCCCGCAACTCGGAATGGGTAATCCGGAAGGGGTCGTTGAATCCAATGAGAGTTTGATGTTCTTCGATACCAGCGGGAGTACGTTGTACGTGAATACGACAGGTCCGGCGAGTTTAACGGGCTGGGTGGCGGTATAAGATGCAAGTCAAATACATGTTCCATATGGAACCTCAATGCACATAGAACAGAACATAGAGCGGGTCATGGAGTGCTTCGAGGACCCGTACATCAAAGAGCGGATGGCCCGGGACGGAAGCGAATTCAAGTGCTTCAAGCACCCGGCTATCAGTTATTTGTCAGCGGGTATTTTTGGGTACTTTATATTGATTCGCACCCTGAATACGGAAATGGAAGTTCATGCTTTGTTGCGAGAAGAGGCGGCAGTCGTGAGTCGGGACCTGGTGAAAAACATGGTGAAGTGGGTATTCGAGAATACGGATGTCAATCGCATCAGCGCGCCCGTTTCAAACCGGCTGACGTCTGTGGTTAACCTGTGCAAAAAGTGTGGATTTACTGTGGATGGGGTGATGCGGCAGCAGGAGTTAAAGGGTGGTAAACTGTTTGATGTGACCATCCTGTCGATACTGAGGGGCGAACATGTCGTTGATTAAAGATTTATTTCTGGGGGGTGCCGAGTCCAGAGCGGCAGCCGCTGCAGGGCGTGGGATCGACCGTGCCATCGGCGAGCAACGGGGTGCCTACCAGGACGTGGAGGATATTTACGCGCCGTATGCGGGCTTTGAGGGGGCTATACAGCCCCTTTTGGGTCTGGCTGGCTTGGGGGGACCTGAGCAGTACGAGGAACAGCTCAATATCATACGAGCAGGCCCAGAATACCAGGCACTCGTTGATGTGGGTGAAGAGGGTATTTTGCAGACAGCGGCAGCCACAGGGGGATTACGGGGTGGTAATACTATTCGAGATATTGCGGACTTTCGCCGCAGCGCGCTGTCAGAAGCGATTCGACAGCGATTCGGGCATCTTACTGGCCTGACTGATCGAGGTCTGGGAGTGGCGGGTGCCCGAACTGGAGCCCGCTTGGGAACTGCCGGCAATATCGCCAATCTCTTCACGGAACAGGGCGCAACCGAGGCCGGTGGCATCCTGAGTAAATACGGCGCACTGAAAGACACCATTTTGGGTGGCGCACGCTTGGCCACCGGTGGGGGAGGCTTCTGATGGTCCAACCGGTACGGTTTGGTTTAACCCGGCCTGAGGTCAGCGTTCAGGATACGGTGCAAGACATTCAAATGATGGGCTTGCGTGGCCGCCAGTTGGGGATTGCTGAAGCGGAAGAGGCCCGCAGGCAGGCGCTGTTTGAGCTGCAGCAGCAGGAGCAGGCCCGGCAGGCTCGCTTACAACAGCAGCTTGGCACTGCTTTGCAATCAGAGAATCCGGCGGATATCGTCAATTTCGTCAACCAGAATCCCCAATTGGCGCAGCAGGCGCAACAGGCAATAGGCTTTGCCACCGAGAAAACGCGTCAGGACGCCCTGGGAACGTCTATCAAGGCCGATCGCCTTTTAGGGCTGGGTGACACTGAGGCGGCGATAAATGCGCTCTCAGAGCGAGCCACGCGCGTTAAACGGGAAGGCGGCAATCCGTCTGATACGTTGGCGATGATCAAAAAGATACAGGAGAACCCGGAAGAGGCGCGGCAGGACTTGAAAATGTTTCTGGCGGTGCATCCGGAGGGTCAGGAGTATCTGACGGCGCTGGGTCGTGGTGAGACGCCAGCGGGTGGTACGGTTCAGCAGGCGCAATACATCCCGGGACTGGGCTTTGCGCAGTTGTTGCGGGGTGGTGATGTTCAGCTGAAAGAATTTACCGGTGCTGAGAAGGCCTTGATTGAAAAGGCCCAGCAGGTGGATGACCAGCGGCAAGCGGATCGGGCTGGTGGTCGCCGGCGGGCAGCGCTGGAGGCAGAAGACGAGCTGAAGGCCAAGGTTGAGTCTGGTGTGGTGAATGCCAAAGAGGCGGCCAAGGCCTCTGTGAAGGCGTTTGAGCGCCTGGAGCCCATCAACGCCAATATCCGTACCATGCGGGCGGCCATTGGTGAATTGAGAGCGGGAGCCAAGACGGGTGCGATTGAGGGTCGATTGCCGTCGATCCGGTCAGCGTCGGTCAAGCTGGACAACCTGCAGCAACGACTGGGTCTGGATATTATCCAGAATACGACCTTTGGCGCGCTGTCAGAGGGTGAGTTGAAACTTGCTTTGGATACCGCACTACCGAAAGGCTTGAACGAGCAGCAGCTGATTCAGTGGCTGGAGCAAAAGGCCTCAGCTCAGGAGAAGCTGGCGGATTATGTGGAATCGGCGGCTATTTACTTGGGTACGCCAGGTAATACGATCGCGGGCTGGTTGCAGGAGAGGGCGGCCCGTCAGCAAGCTCCCGCACAACAGCCTGGTCAGCCCACCATTGACGACCTGATTAATCAATATGGCAACTAGACAGCAGCTCGAAACAGCCCTGAGAAACGCCCACAACGTGGGTGACACGGCGGCTGCGCGTCAGTTGGCAGTTGCCCTGCAACAGGGGCAGTACGACGATTTCCAACAACCACAACCCGAACCACCCCCATCCGCTGCCCAGCCTGAGGAAGATCGAGGTTTTTTGGAAAGGGTACAAGGTGATCAGTCACTGTTTGACTTTTACCTGGCCAACATCCTTGGCGGTCCAGAGCGCACTTTAACGCTGGCTTCAGGCGCAATTGCAGAACCTGTGGCCGGCTTGGCTGGGTTGGGAGCCTCTTTGATTCCCGGCTTAGACCCTGGGGCCGGTGCCAGAACGGTGGAAGGCGTCAGGGAAGCACTAACTATTGAGCCTTTCACGCGGTTTGGTCGTGAAGCAGTACGCCAGACAGGCGAGGCGTTGAGGCCACTGGGAGAGGCTGTTGAAGGTATTCAAGAAGCCACTGGTGGCACAACGCTTGAGGCTACTGGGAGCCCCGCATTGGCTACTGCTGCTGCTGTGGCCCCTGAAGCGCTGCTGGAGTTCATTCCCTTTATGCGGGGTGTTAACCGTCCGCGTGGTGCGAAAGGCGTCAAAGGAATTTCGGACGATGCCATTAAGCCCCTGGAAGATGCAGGAGTTAGTATTGATGACTTGACCGATGATGCTATTGGTCAGCTGAGAGAACGTACACGAACGCGGGCAGCGGAAGAGCAGGCCAGACTGGCGGAGGAGTTCGCCGAAGCGGGCGATCTTCCATTGATGACAAGTGATATTTTCCAGCCTAAAGGGTTTGCTCAAAAAGGAGCCCAAAGAATGGCGGAACAGGTGCCTTTCCTGGGCACTGGCAGACTAAGAGCGGCTCAGCAAGAGGTCCGTTCTCGCTTGGTGGAGGATTATGGGGATAGGTTTGGTGATTATAATCCCGAGGATGTATATCGCAGCCTGAGAGAAAATGTCTCCAAAGTGAAACAGGCCGCTGGCAAGCGTCGTGGTGAGATCGCCCAAGAGATGTCCGGTTTTCGTGTTTCGGACAGTTCAGCCGTCAAAGCAATTGATGATGAGATTGATCGCTTGACCAGAACACGCGGCACTGGCGAAGTCAGAGAGGTTATTGACCAGCAGACTGTCGGCGAGCTGCAACGCTTTAAAAATGACATTCTAAATGACCCGACATTCGATAACCTGGATGACTTGAGGACTATCTTCCGTGAATCTGTGAAGGGCGAGCGCCAAGTACTGAATAACCGCAGCCAGGCGGCCATCAACAAGATTTACAATGCCTTCAGCCGGGATATGGACTTTGCCATCTACTCCCGTCTCGGACCTCAAGAGCTGAAGCGTTGGCGAAAAGCCAATCAGGTGTACGCCAGCGAAGTGGCCAACATCAAAGACAGTCGACTGAAGACGGCACTTCAAAAGGGTGAGGTAACGCCCGAGGTGGTGAATAACCTGCTTTACAGCAAAAAGCCCAGTGAGACGAAGGCGCTGTATCGCGCATTGGGTTCTGACGGCAGGGAGGCAGCTCGTGCCGGCCTGATAAGTAAAGCGCTAGAAACAACTAGAGGTAGCCCCGATCGCTTTATCAATGAACTGAATAAACTCTCCAAAAACACGGATATCGTTTTTAAGGGGGCGGACAAAGATTACCTGCAGGGCCTGAAATCCTATTTAGAGCAGACGCGGCGCGCTGGGGAAGCGGGAGTATTAACAGCAACAGGCCAACAAACGATACCTTGGTTAGTAGGTTTTGGACTTGGTGCTGACGCCTTTGCTGGGACTGGCGCAGCCGCATACGTGGCCGGTGCTTACGGGCTTATGGCCAGGGCTTACGAAAGCCGAAGATTTCGGCGCATTATGGGTACGCTGGCCAAACATAAACCGGACTCAAAAGCTTTTCGTGACAACTATTTGGAAGCCCAGGCGTGGCTGGTCTTTGAATCGCAAAGAATGCAGGATTTGGAAAGGCAAATGCAGGAAAATGACGATGTGACAGGTGGAGGGGAATCCGTTCCACCCTAGGTGTTATTAGGCCGCTTTATGGAAGAAGTAAAGTATCCATACTCCGGCAATCATAGCTATGGTGAATATTGCAAAAGACACCCAATCTAAAACCTTCTTCCAAAAAGGTCTAGGGTCTTTACTGAACGGCATTTCACCTGTCACTTCAAGGAATATTTTTATGAAAAACCCAGTCATTAGTATGGGCATTATAAGACCTATATCCATTAGCATTCTCCACTTTAGTTGGTTGATTTTGTTCCGCCATTCCTTAGTGGAGATCATATATTATCAATATATTTACTTAATATCAAGTAAATTAGTTAAGTATTAGGTATTAGACATGGCTATAGTCAGGACCCGCGTACCTTACAGCGCCTTTATTGATACGGCGACAGGTGAGCCTTTACCGCTGGGCTTTCTATTTTTCGGTATTCAGGACCAGGATCCGGAGCAGAATCCGATACAGGTGCAGGTATTGAGTGGTGGTGTACTGGTCAACACCTCCCAGCCTATCCGCACCAATGCGGCCGGCATTCCGGTGGTGAATGGTGTGCCGGTGGAGCTGTTCATTGATGGCAATTACTCAACCCGGGTCAAGAACCAATTCGGGGTGACGATATTTGACAGTCCGGACTCCATGGACGCTAACGCGGACACGATGCGTACCACCAATAACCTGAGTGATGTGGCCAACGTAGCAACAGCGGTGGCGAATTTGGGCCTCACAGGCGCTCTGCTGGCCGCTAACAACCTGGATGACCTGGCGAGTGCCGCAGTGGCTCGCGTCAACCTGGGCCTGCAGAACGCGCTCCTGAGCAACAACAATCTGTCCGACGTAGGCGACGCAGCGACAGCGAGAACCAATCTGGGCATTCCGGCCATTCCGGACCAGCCTTCGGTATCGGGGTCTGGAGACAATCGCACGTTCCTGATTCCGGCCCAGGGTGTAACGATTATGCTACAGACCGTCAGTATTCCGTCGGCCACCTCTGGAGTAAATACCGTCAACTTCAACACCGCTTACGGATCGGCCCCATTCTTCTGTGACGTGTCCCTGCACTCTACATCCAATATCCCCACCACCTGGTCGAGATATGTGGACCCTGCGGATTACACGACCACTACTCACACCTTTGAGATACCACCGGGCCTGGGTACGGTTACGGGTCGGTCGATATCGGTTGGTCTGGCTCCGTAACCTCCTCCTGGTGCATTTCAATATCACTGAGGATGTCGTGTAGGGCGTTGATCAGGTGGTTTACCCGGTCCGGAGTAAGGCTCTCCTCAAACCTTTCTTCAATATCTACCTTGGGCACTTCTTCTGTGATATTGCCCTCTGCATCGAATAAAGGGACCATTCTCCAACTGGCTACCTTGTAGTGGTCGCATCCTTCAGTAAAGTATACAGCTCTTTCAACGGTTCGGATTTCCATAGCATTCTCCTGTTGGTGTACGCGCACATTAACACAATCAGTTGATAATGTTAAGTAGATTTGTTAATATATTGTTTCAATACAAGGAGATTTTGAAATGAAACACAATAAATTTACTGCTTTAGTTCAAAAATATGTAAAATTTGTTGACAGGCTTTGGTTACGCCACAGAAAGCGCATCAAGCCATACCTGGCGCTGTTGGGTATTATTGTGTTGTCGCCTATTACCTTTTTGGCGTTGTTGATATTGCCGCTCCTGGGGCCTGAAAAGTTCGATGAAAAGAAGGAGCAAGAGTAACTGGGTGGGCGCTTATGCGCCCATTATTTAAGTGACGCTTCAAGGTGTTTTTCTATTGCTTTCAGCTTGTTATTAGTTTTACTGATAAAGAATTCCAGCTCTTCAATGCGCCGGTCCCTCTCTTGTATTTTTTGGAGCGCCGTCCTGAAAAATTGACCTTCTGCCATGGCCTCAACGGCCCATTCTGGTAGATCGTCGGGTATAATTTCGGTGATTTTTGTCATAGTTTTTACTCCTTTGCTTTTTCCCACAACATTCACGCTATTTCTCAACGCTTTGTTGAGAGCGTCACTTTCTCGTTGGTTAAGGTCTCTCATCGTTCACCCACCCTCCCAGACAGGTTTTGTTGCAGAAATGTTTTGCTTTTTTGAAGGGAGGATCTAGTGCCACTCCATACACCAAACCACTCGTGTTGATTCCTGTATCAATCGCACGGAGCTCCAATACATAATGATGAGGATAGCTGCTATCGACTATTAGTTCTTTTCCGCAATAATCGCACTCGATGCTTCGGATTGTCTTATCAGTCATCGCTCTCGCCTTTCCATTGCATCAGACCAAGATTTTGGCTCAAATTGAATAAATGTATCATGACCCACACAAAAATCTGTGCTGAGAGCAGGTGCATGATTAGCATGTACTAACACTTGATTGCCGGCAGACATAGTATACTCAATGCAAGGTACCTTTTGGTCTATAATCCCATGTATTTGTTTGCCAGCGTTATGAGTGTTTTTATATTCAAGTTTTTTAATACTTATCTCATCTGTTTTGTTTACATTATCTTTCATCAGTCATACTCCCCATCAAGGTAGTATTGGCGGAAGTAGCGAAGGGCTTCGGTTAGCGCTTCTATGAATGTAGGTGCTTCAACACTCCACAGTCCCTTTTTGCAGCGAATAATATGAATTTTGCGACCAGAACGCCTAACGGTTCGCTCTATAGTATTTTCTACAAACGCCTTATCAATATCAGCCTGGTCTGTCATTGCTCGGCTCCTTAATAACATTGATCTATTAGAATACATTTAACCTTATGGTTGGGTATCGTAGGATCATCAGCCAACTTCCTATATTTATCAAATAGGTATGTTGGAATAATTACACGACCTGACCGAGATTCTCTCATTCTTTCTCCAAACCAGTCTTTTTGTTGTTCTGTCAATTGAAACTCACTCACTGTCTTTCCCTCCGTTCTGGTTGCTGGGAGTAGGGCCAACTTTTGCAGCTCTATACAAAGCATCAAGCAGTCGCGATAACTCATATCGTTTTTCTCGACCATCAGCGCAGCTAAATAACCCAGTGCGGCAATCTTTAAGCCATGCACCACAGTCAGATTCCCTGATGTCTTTTATAGCTTTCATAATTTCTTCACTCATAAATCACCCCTCCAGAACCATCACTTCCAAATCAAAACTTTATATTTTCTATCTGGCTGCGGCTCAACCTTCTCTACAATTTCACAATCACTCCTGAATTTTTCTAGCCAATACCATAACTCAGCGTTCAAGGCATCACTAAAGCTTTCAGTCATGCCATGTGGTTCAGAATAATCCCGCATACAAAGAAGATCAATTACATAGTTTCCTATTTCAGTTCCATCAGCATGTGCATATTCGGTCAGTTCATTGTAGTCATCATCATTTGATTTCATATTCACCTCTGCAGGGTGCAGATAGGCTGCGGAATGGGTTATTCATATCTCAAGTGGCCGTAATCACCAAGTTCAGCTGGGAACCCTTTGGATTTTCTGTTTGCAACAGATATCTTTTGCTGTTTCCTTATTTGCTTTAATGAGTCGCAAAGAATGTTGGGTTTTCCATAAAAGGTAGCGAAGCAGATTTGAAATCCATCAAACGTTGCAGGTTTACCGTTTATGGTGTGAATGTACTTAGCCATCTCTACTCTCCAAACAGATCGTTAGCAAACTGCTTTGCTTTTGTTAGCAGCCTTTCTCTTTTTTGTCGCTTTCAGGTTTATTTGTTTCTGCACATCACTGTAAAACCTACCCGCAATATCGTATTCACCCCACCAGCAATTAGTTGTTGTGCAGCTATCCATGGCTCGCTTTAAGGCCCTCAGCTGGTTTAAGTTGAGGCTCTCAATATGCCCAACAATGTGCCAGACAGGCATGTCGCAAAGTGGTCTCAAGTGCTTTTTACGGCGGCGCTTGCCGTATCTCTCTTTACTTTCCATTACAAAGCCCTCGATGAAAGTCATAGTCTTCGTCGTAGTAAGCGGTCATGATTACCACCTCTCGCTGCACTTGGGGCACATAACAAAACCAAAGATGCCCAAAGGTTTAGTGCATACCCATTCGTCACAATGAGAACAAAACTTTTCCGCCACCGACAATTCTGAACTGCAGTAGCTGACCTCAAAAGGCTTGCCGCTGGTGGTCTCAAATTTTTGTTTTGTGTGCTTTCTTTCCACCCTGCGGTTGCGCTCTGCCCCATGTTCTGGCCTTACAACGAACTTTTCTTGTGTTGCTTTCATGATGCCTCCCCCTTCTGCCATTCATAAATCCAACCCTCTTCAAGGCCAACGACCTCAAAGGCGATGATTGGCGATTCAACAGTTCCGCGGTGGGTCCAGCATTCTCGCCGAAAATGGGTGCTAGGGTTTGGGCCAAGCAGCCTGAATCCACCCTCAAGTACTGTGCTTAAGGTTGCCACTTTTATCAGAAGCCCCTCCGGCAAAGGGCACTCCCCACCTGGCCACGCGTGTAGGTGATCATGGCGGGGGCGGCAGTACGGCCATTTAAAGTTGTTGGCATCAATAAAACCAACAGCCCCATCGGGATAACTAGCGATCCTTTTGAGTGGGCCGCGCTCTTGTGGGTTTTTATCATCACCAGGATCACTCCAAAACTCACAATCGATTCCACTCGCAGTCAACACCGACAGGTCCACCACCTTTTGCTGTGGGCGCTCTTCGGCGCAAGATATTGCGAAGTCAAAAACCCTTATAACTTCAGCCAGTTCTCTACCGGGGAAAAATGTACGATACTTGTTTTTAATTTCCTTAATCTCATCTTTAAACATCTGATCCTCCATAAGGCAGCAAACTGTCAGCTGGCTTTTCGTTCGGCGGGGTTGTTACAGCGTGGCTTGCCGGTTATCCAGGCATCATGGTTACTCTGGAGCACATAGGCCCCAGTTCTCTCCCTCAATGACCACGTTGCCGGGGGAGATGTTGTCAAATATCCACTTTCGTATCTCAGCTACATCCATGCCTTTTATCGGGCCTTTGGCACGCCACTTGCCAGGCAGATACCAGTACTCCCAATACTTGCCAGATTCACCTCGCCGGCTCCGCATACACTCAAAGCCACATTCCTCAAGAACTGCTGCCTTTTGATCATATTTGCCGCTGTAGCCGTGAATGTGCTTGACGATGACTCCAGACTCATAAGACTTTTCACCGCCAAGGATCATCTCTGATTGCTGCGCTGTCTCTACTGGCCAAAACGGCTGCATCTCCATGTCACGAACCGGGGGAGGGGCCTCGTAGGATTCGGCCACTTCCAGTTTCCCGCAGTGAAACCTCAACCATTTACTTCCATTCCACGCGGCTTCAAACAGCTTCCCAGCGTCTTCCTTTTCGCAGGTGATCGTTATCGAGAAAGGGCGGCCGCCGTAGCAGCTGCGCTTGAAGTCAATTTCAGTGTCCGTTTTTTCCATCTATGCTCTCTCCGTTGTAACCTTGTGATATTGCGTGGGCTTTTTGCGCTTATAGCCTAAAGCTTCGCAGATTTTCACTGGGGGTGCCGATTTTCCATTTACCACAGAACTGATATAAGAATCAGTCCAACCATAATGATTGGCAGCGTCAAGCTGGCTGTCAAAGTCATTCTCGATGTGTTGAATAACTTGGTCTCGCATTTGTTCTTCTGTAAGTATGGATTTGCTCATAATATTTCCACCGTTGTTTTGTGAAGTATATCAATTAATAATAATTAATCAAGTGTTTTAATTGACTTCCCATTGGTATTATGCCATAGTAAAGACTCAGGAGGTACGCTATGGACTATAAAGAACATCTTATCGCCAGAGAATCTGATAAGCCCGGGATGAGAGGCAAGGTAAATGCTAAATGTATAGAGTGTATATACGACGACATTGGTGGGGGTGGCTCTTGGAGAAAGCAGGTTGAAAATTGCACCTCTACAGGTTGCCCGCTGTATCAAATAAGGCCGGTCAGATTAGGTAGTGACAACGAGTAATTAACAAGGGGTACGCTATGAACACGCTGTACGACACTGCTTGCAGGGTTTCAGTTGAGGATCGCAGAGACCCGTATTTTGATGAGCCAGAAGGCTGGACAGAAGCCAAAGAGCAGCGGGCTGTTGATATTATTCAATTCGATGACGAGCGCCTTGATCAACTGGTTTGTGATCCGGAAGTGTCGAGACTGATACGGGAGCTGGAGTCGCTGATACCCTCAATGCAACGCGTTGGAAAGCGTGTAGAGTCTACCCGTGACCTGCTGTCACTCGATGGAGTAAATGTCCGCTGTATTGCTGACAAGGCGATAGAGTTGATTTGTTGTATGGAAAATAAAGTCTTGGAGAATTGCAGTGAAGAGATTTAAAGAGTTGACAAGGGAAGATCGGCACTGGCTTTATTTTGTGGTCATTTTGGTTGTTATTTTTGCTGCCTCAATCTGGGTGGTGTGCAGCTAGGAGATGTTATGAGTGAAGAAAATGAATTGATGGGGGTGTGGTCCCACGCCGAACAAGTTGACGCTGAGTGCACCAAAGAGGATACCAGTGGTGGTTATAAGGCAACCAGCATTAACGGTTATTGGTTTATCAAGAAGGCCACAGAGCTTTGGGGCCCATGCGGTGCCGGCTGGGGTTATGACATTTTGGAGGATCGGTTTGACGAAGCTGCCATCATCAAAGACGAAAGCACCGATATTCCACTCTGCAATTCTACCATGCACACCATAAAGCTACAGTTTTGGTATACCCAAAACGGGGAGAGGCACACGATTGTTCAATACGGTCACACACCTTACATCTATCAAACAAAATACGGCCCCAAGACAGATATGGAAGCCCCCAAGAAATCATTGATGGATGCGATCAAGAAGTGCTTGTCCATGCTTGGCTTTGCGTCTGATGTTTACCTTGGCGAATGGGACGATCCAGCCTACGCTGCATTGCGTCATGCAGAGGCTGACATTGAAAGCGCCGACAACAAGGAGGAAAAACTTCAGGAGGAAATTGACAAAATCGCAGAGCGTGCAACCGACAATCTAAAAACAATGGGAGAGTCAGTCAAAATCCCCGAACTGGACAGGATACACAAATCGGTTGTCAGGTATTTGGAAGGTCTGAAAAAGTCCAAATCTTCGGGGATCAAAGATGAGGCAAACAAACAATTGGCCCGCGTGGCCCGTGGATATAAAAAACGCCTCGGTCAGTTAAAGGAGCAACAAAATGAAACTGTATGAACTTTCCGGGCAATACCTGGAGCTTCAGGAGCTGGCAGAGCGTGAAGAGCTACCTACGGATGCGATCTTTGACACCCTTGAGGGGATTGATGGCGAGATTCGGGTGAAGGCTGAGAATATCGGCAAGGTCTGTGCCAATTGGGACTCGGACATTGAAGCACTGGACAGACAAATAAACGCGCTGACAGCACGAAAGCGTGCCATTAATAACCGCAAGGAAAACTTGAAAGAATATCTGCGCGGAAATATGGAGGCCACAGGCATCAATAAAATTGAGTGCCCATTCTTTATCATCAATTGTGTGCCCGGGAGAGACCACGCCGTTATCGATGATAATGATAAATTGCCTGATGAATATGTGGATGTTGTAACCACCATCAAACCCGACAAGGCTGCGATAACCAAGGCGCTAAAAGCAGGCGTCGATGTTCCTGGTGCGCACATTGAGAAAACAAAATCGTCTATAAGGATTAAATAATGAGCGAATTATTCAAGCCAAACCTTCTTACAGAAAAGGATATTGATGATCTTAAGCCTTGGCAAGCACTCGTTGCTGTTTGCCATTATGGGCCTCAGATGAAAGATTGCGTTGAATTGGATTATGGCTATACATTTGATGGAAAAACAATATTTTGCCATGTCGGTGATGACGCCATTAGTTTGGAGGAAGATATTGATATAAGTCAGCCATTCCACGCCTTAGAGCATTACGCCGGGCTTGAAGAGAGACCTGCATTTGAAGTGTTGTCAAAAACATTGCTTAAAAATCACATGAGAAAATCCTAATGCCAATTAACGTATTCACAGCATCAGGAAATATAGGCGCTGATTGTGAACTTAAATATACCCAAAACGGAAAGGCTGTCGGCAAATTCAAATTGCCAGTGAAGACCGGCTGGGGCGACAAACAGCAGACCAGTTGGGTAACCTGCAAACTCTTTGGTGATCGCGCAGAGAGCCTTCAACAATACCTTACCAAAGGCAGCCTGGTTACCGTTACCGGGGCGTTTCAATATGAGCAGTGGGAGCATGAGGGCAAGAGATATTCACAGCCGTGCATTCTTGTGAGTGATGTCCAGTTATCTCCAAGGCCCAAAAGTGGTGACCAGTCACAACAACAGCAGAGTCTGACAGAAGATTTTATAGATGACTCAATTCCATTTTGATGTTAACGATATTGATGGGTGATGATATGAGCAGAATTAAATTAACTGATTCCACCATGGACGCCATGACAAAAATGGCCGATGGAAACCCTGGCGCATTGATGGCAATAATGGATATTGTGGAGAATTATTCGGACATTGATCCACAATCCGCAATGGGTGCTTTGGGGGCAATAATGATTCTTGACACATGGGAGATATATGGCTCCAGCATTTATGTTCTGTGGAGTGATAAGTGCGGGAAAGATGTCCGACGAATGCTGATGATCATGAGAGCTACGCAACTTGGCCTGTTCAACCAAACAAGGTTGCAACAAATGGCAGACGATCAGGCCGGCCAAATAAACTTAACTGGTGAAGAGTGGGAAAATCTCGATTCGGCAGTTTGTGAACAATTAACAGAGTTCAAGCGGCCGTCCTAAGTTCTCGCCCCACTGACAGACAAGCAGATTAGCAAGGAGATGATATGACTGATTTTACATTGAACGAAGAAAGGCTCTACTCCATGGGGGTGGGCGAGTGTATCCTTGGCACCGATTATGAGGCATTGCGCGTCCCGGGAGGTTGGGTATTTTCCCGTGTTACCGATACGGATAACGAAGAATATGCCGGCGGCTCTTGCTTTGTACCCATACCTGAAAAGCCCATTGTTGTTATGGGGGGTGGAAGATGTCAATTAACACAGAGCACCTGAGACTGCACGTAATCCGCCCCACGCTTGAATATATCGGTATGTGGTCGGAGTCTGCCGAAAACCTGTTGCTTGGCACAGCGGCCCAGGAGAGCCTGATGGGCACGTATCTTGTGCAACTTGGGGGTGGGCCGGCGTTGGGGATTTACCAGATGGAGCCGGCGACGGAAAAGGATTGCTGGGATAACTTCATTCTGCACAGAAACGAACTTCGCCTGATTATGAACGATATTAGCACTAACACCACAAACGGCGAGTTATTCGAGAGTGAGCTGACGTGGAATCTCGTCTACGCCACTGCTATGGCCCGTATCAAATACTATCGCGATCCTGAGCCTCTGCCAGCAGCAGATGATATCCCCGGATTGGCGGCCTACTGGAAGAGAGTTTTTAATACAAATCTGGGCAAAGGGACGGAGGCGGAGTTCATTGACAACTACCACACATATGTCACTCAGGCTTAGTATTCTGCTGCTCCTGCTGCCCATCAACAGCCTGGCAGAGAGCGTGGCCTTCACCGTCAAGTGGCAACGCCCCACCAAATGGGACGATGGGAGCCCCTTACTGGAATCGGACATCAGCCACCATGTGGTTAAAATCACCTTCCCCAACGGCTTCGAGAAGGAGTACAAGGTAGACCATCCCGGGCTGTCCAGACGGTTCAGGCTTGTGAGAATGCCCGGCGAATACACGGCGACTGTGGCCTGCTGCCCCAAAGACACAACGAAGAGCTGTAGCGATGAGAGCGATGCCGCAACTTACACACCCGCTGCAATTAACCTTACCCCACCCACCAATGTGAGAGTGAAAAATGGCAAAGATAGCAAGTAAACTGGTCCAATTTACCCCCACAGACTCCCCTGATGCTGTTGAATATCGGGGGCGCTTTGTGCATGAAGATGGCACTTTCGATTACGAGGATGCCTATTTCCCGATTCCTCTTGATCTGACAACCCTTCCAAATGGCGATTTGGAGTATCTGATACCAACAACCATTTTGAGTGAGCTTGTGGAGAACGAAATCTACGGACTCTATGTCACCACTGCCGATAGGCACGATAATGAGTCAGATCCCGGGGTGGCACCAGACCTGGTTTTCGACACGACGCCACCCAACCCACCCCGAAACGTGCGCGTCGTATCCTCATCGGGGGCTTGATAATATTAATTATTTGGTGGATACTGGCCTAACACTTCAGCATTCCATTGCATCTCCTTGTGCCCCGCTTCGGCGGGGTTTTTTATGACGGATAATCCCCAATCAAACTACACACTCAGAGAATGCACAGCGTGCGAGAATATGATTCGCGGGTTATCCGTAAACCTGTATTTGAAGGGGTGCTATGGATCGAATCGAACTAACTTCACCGCCCGTTTGGTCAGAACCCTAACAGGTGGCTACCCTGACGACATCAATGGTTAGTGGCCACTTATCTAGAATATCGCCCCAAAGATGCCCATAACACACCCACAAATACAGGCTTAAAGTGCTGGTGGACGGAGCTGATCCCGCCACGTCGTGCTTAGCCTTAACTTGAGCCTAGCCGCACGTTCATCCACCTCTAGCCCATCAGCCTGGGCATTCACCAGCATGTCAGTGGCCCCGCGCTACTGTGGCTCTGAGAACTTTCTCTCAGGCAGTTTCCGGAATCCCGCGTGTCTCCAGAGGGTAAACTCTCGGAAAACCCCTCAGCTTTCCACGCCGCACTGACAAGTTAAGTATACTACTTGATTAAAGCTCGGGCAACAAAAAACCCCTTGCAGTGTTACCTGAAGGGGTTTAGAGTTTGTGCATTGCCGAGCGGTGTTAGAGCACCTTCGGATAAACAGTGCAGAGACCACGGTTTCGCCTCATCGGCACATCAATTATACCAAAGTCTTTAATCTGTTTGTCAACTTAGCTTTACACCGTCTGCAATCTACTGCCTGACAGCCAGTGCCAGTTAATTGCCTTTCTCCGAGCAGGGCAGCAGTAGTTCCTTGAAACCTGATTTACTACCGACTTGGGGGTTTTGAGGTATTTGGGTTACTAAGCTGCTGGGCAGCCCGTGGTGCGGCGACGAGAGTAGAGAGAGGCTTCATTGGTTAACAACCTTGGCTGACACTCAATGCTCTGGGATCAGCTCCTCCAGACCGTAATGGGAAACAAGTGATCACCTCGGAGAGAGACCGGGGCAATGTAAGCTCTACAGGCCTCTATAAGGGTCAGCTACATTGAGCCTGAATGGACAGCTTCTGGTTGCCCTATTAGGCTCTCTTATGCCTGAAGATACGACATATAAGGGTCAGATACATGCACACAGTTACTCGACAATGGATACACAAGCACAAGACCCCCAGGGGTTCATGGAATCAAAGGCAGTTAAACGCTCTCGGCATTAGTTGGCCGCCTGCAAAAGGCTGGATTGATCAGACAGCTGGGATGCAAATTACTGATGAGGCTGCCAAAGAGTTTGAGGAAGGCGCTCAGTATCTTGCCAAAGGCAACGAGGTTGAAATAATCAAAAGAAGGATTTCTCGATTAAGTTGCAAGGATCGTGCTCAAATAACGGCATTTTTGAGGAGTTTAGACAATGGATGATCCAAGAGGTGGGATGCTTTCAGAATCCACACACCAAGTAAAAACTATCGGTAAAGCCAGAAAGTGGTATGTCGATTGTTACGAACACCAGCTTCCAATCACAATAAATCAGAATATTTCAAGCGATGGAAGAATCTTTCTTCGAGTGTACGACAAATACAAAAACTTATTATATTCAAAGGGTTAGAGGTGAAGAAATGAAATTAACAGAGGCTCAAGAAAGAAACCTCAGATGGTTAATAAGTCAGGGTGGCGATGGCATCGTAGATAAGTATGGGCGCGTCTCTGCTGAAGGCGAAACCGCCCCACAAGGTTCCTTTCCAGCGTGGTTAAAAATGATCGCCTACGGACTAATCGAAGGGAAGCGAGGCCGCTTATTTGTGACTGAATACGGGCGAGCGCATTTAGGTTTATAAGATGTTCGAACAAGAGGGGAGATTTATGAAAAAGCCAACATTGGAAGAGCTGAAAGATTACTTTGTGGAGCGCGGCGTTCTCGACTTTCAGGAGCAGGCCGAGACTTTCTTCGATCACTTCACAAGCAATGGCTGGAAGGTATCAGGACGTGCACCGATGAAAGACTGGAAGGCTGCGGTTAGAAACTGGATCAGAAGGAGTAAACGCTATGCAAAAGGTAGACCATCTCATCAAGGAGCTGCAACACCCCTCGAACAACTTGAAGAGCGGATCAGGGAACGAGATACCGAGCGGGCAGCTAATGGACAAGCTGTGGTATTTGATGACAGCACTTTACCCCACTAAGTGGAAGCTGCCGGATAGGGCTCAAGCAACGTGGTCTCATGCCTTGGAGGGCATCAACGGCAACATGATGGCGGCGGGTATCAAGAAAATGATCAAGGAGGGGCACGAATGGCCCCCCAGCGCGCCGGCGTTCAGAATGCTTTGCCTCCCCACCCCCGAAGACTACGGCTTGGTAGACGAAGAGACCGCCTTTCAGATGGCTGTGGGGAACCGTACAGGAAAGACTCCCGAAGTCATTGAATGCCTGCGCAGGATGGGCCCCGAGGTGCACACTTTCCGCCGGGAGGCCGAAGACAAAGCGAAGCGGCGCTGGTCCATCCACTACACACAATTGCTGGCGGACGTGGTTCACGGCTTTGAGATACCGCAGCCTGAAGAGCAGATCCAAGACCAGTCAGAAAAAACGCTCACCAAAGCCGAGAACCTGAACCGGCTTCAATCGATGAAAGCGCTGTTTGAGGGAGAAAGTTAACAAAAGCACTTGACTGCATTCTCTTACAGTGTATTATGGGAACCATAAACACAACGTAACGGAGATGAATATGGACACGCTACAGGCACTTGCAATGAGTGAGGCCAATCGAGGCAAAGAACAGATGGTCTTTGATTGGGATAAAGCGGCCCAGTTGATCAAGGAAAAGGGGGCTACCCATGCTTCCGCTGGACTTTCTGGAGATTGGGAATGGACAGGGGGTGAAATACTGATTGATGGAAAAATCCCCGCCGACAGCTACACCTACTTAGCAAGTACCTGGGCCACGCCAGAGCTTGAAATAGATGGTGATGTTATTGATTGCTTTAAAATGAAATCCGAAACGGACGGCTGGGATAGTAAAACATTTTGGCCTGATAGCGCCAAAAAGATTGCCGGTTTGGGATGAGCAAACCAACCCAAAAGCAGCAAGAGCTGTGCGACTACATCATCAAATACACCAAAGAGGCGGGTTATCCTCCCACGATATCGGAGATGGCCAGCCATTTTGGTGTAAATATCAATGCTATCCAGTGTCGTTTGAAGCAGTGCCGGAAGAAGGGTTTGATTGAGTGGATTCCGCGTCGATCTAGAACGTTTCTTGTGAAGGAGAAATGAAATGGATATTGAAGATTTGCTGCGCGGACTTTGCGCCTTGAAAAAAGGTTCTGATGAATTAGCTATATTTTATTTTCCTAACATAGAAAATAGCTGGGTGTTGCATTTAGGAAATCCATGCTCATCTGTATTTTTGGGTGAGAGTGAAGGTGAGTTTGTTGTTCGGGGGGATTCGCTATTTGGAGTGATTGAAGAGATGGAAATGTCGTTACGGAGGGCTCAATGATCACCAAACGCACCCGTCCCAATGCGGCGCAGAAGCGGTGGATGGCTGATGTGATGCAGTGGGCAAAGATCAACGGCCCTGTGGCTCAGGAGGTTTGGTTTAATGGGGACATGCAGTGCCATCATTGTGCTGGCCGATCTTACAAGCACAACAAGGTGCAAATCGGGAATTATTTCATCTTGCCTCTAGATATCGTGCTGCATGACGTACACAGTAGTAACGATTACAACGTCACACACTGGCGCAAGCGATTCACGGAACGCTTTGGTAACCAGCGCGATCTGTGGATGGGAATGGTAGATTCAATGCGAGAGCAGGGATATGAGATTCCCTTTGGTCAGGATGTAATAGACTCGGTGATGGACACGAGGTATTGATTGTGGAGATACAAGATACAAAACAGGTGTGGGTTGTTTTTACAAACACTGACTTAACTGAAGGCAGAGGTCGTCAAATCCCTCTTTATGTGTGTGAGCTTGGGTCTACGGCTATTAGAATGGGCAAAGGAAAAGGCGTTATGGGGAGTGATTGCTCCGTGTCTGAGACGACAGCGGTTAAGATAAATAATAACTGGCTTTATCCGAACTTTTTACACACTCCCACCGAAGATGATCGCCGAGAACAGAGGAAAATGGATAAGAAAAACGCAGTTTTAGAAAAGGCTCTTGGCTTGGGATTAACCGCGGAAGAAATACTGTCATTGAGAGGATGAACAAAAGCGCCATTGAGGAATTACTGGCTTTGCACATACGAGCTGAAAAACTACCGGAGCCAGAGCGAGAATTCCGGTTCCACCCTACACGGCGCTGGCGATTTGACTTTGCCTATCCGGACATAAAACTGGCGATTGAGTGCGAAGGGCTGACTTACTATGGCAATAACAAAGATGGATCAATGAAGCTGGGGCGTCATCAGACAGCAAAAGGCTATCAGGAAGACTTGGAAAAATATGAACAGGCGCTGTTATTGGGCTGGACAGTTTATAGGTGCAGCGGTCAAATGGTGAAGTCCGGCAGGGCGATAGACACGATTAAAAAGCTGATGGAGATGATGGGGTGACTGAACCTAGATGGATACGCGCACCCTGGCTATGCAGAAAGCCACCACCCCGGAGGCCGATCTACAAGCCGCCGAGTGACGAGTTTGTCAAAAAGCAATCCAGAATCTGGCAAGAGGGATTTTACAGTGCGGTGGATTCGGTAAAGGGTTGGAATGAAGAGTGCCAATACACTGATCCTTACAAAGCCACTCAGTGGAACAATGGCAGAGAAGCCGGCGTCAAGCGTTTGCGTTATCGGATAAACACAGGAGGAAGGATATGAAACCAAGATCACCGATTGAGATTTTAGTGGACAAAGCCTGTGGTGTTGAAGGGGATCATGAATACGTACCACCTTCTGCCAGCGCAAGTGAGATATTGCTAAATGTTGCCGATGAAGCTATTGCATGGTGGGAGGGAAAGCGGCCGTGCGGCTGGAGCGTTGATGAACATTTAAACAATCCTACAGTAAATGTAAATCCTGCTGATCACGGGTTGGCTGAGGCCGTAAGTAGCTGGGTGAGAATCGGAGGAGGGAAATGACAGAGGCAGAAATTGCAGTTCTCGAAGGGTGCCGAAACGAGTCAGAAGATTTGTATTTTGCAGCACGTCCCGGATTAGACAATGAAGTTTATAGAAAAGTTTTCCGGGCTGCGTTTGATCGCGGATGGGTTGCTTGCGATGATGACAGGTTGGGAGTGGGAGATGAGTAGACCAATTAAATTCAGGGCTTGGGACGGCAACCAAATGTGTGAGGTCAGGCAATTACAATTCTCTCCAGAGGGGGAGGTTTCGGTTAGAAAATACGGAAAATGCGCCAATGGCCGAGGTGGTTATGCGGACATTCCAGCACCGATACTTATGCAGTTCACGGGCCTAACCGACCGCAACGGCGTGGAGATATACGAGGGAGATGTTGTCACTTGCAGTCTGGCAGTTGAGGGAGGGGGTATATTGCCCCACCGAGGCGAAGTTGTTTTCCATGAAGGCTTTTGTGGTTTTGCCACTAAAAATCTATCTGGCCGAACTCTTTTTCATAATCATTTAGTCCAGACATTCGAGGTCATCGGCAACATATGGGAATCCCCGGAGCTGCTGGAATGACCGAACAACCCATAAACAGCCGCCAGTCACTGGATGCTTACAAAGCGCACCTGGATGCTCAGTTTGAAAAATACAAGTATCTCCGAGTCACAGTAAAGACCGGCAAACAGAGGACGTTGACGCAAAACGCCGCACTTCACCTGTTCTGCCAGCAGCTCGCGGATGTGTTGAACGAGGGCGGCTTTGATTTCAGGGCATTTGTGGAGGAAGGGTATCCGGTTCCATTCAATGCGGATTTGGTCAAGGAGTATTTGTGGCGACCTGTTCAAAAAGCGATTACGGGCAAAGAATCCACGACCAAACCAGAGACACACGAATACGCTATAATCTACGATGCCCTCAACGTAAAGTTAGCTGAGTATGGGATTTTTGTGGCTTGGCCCTCGAAAGAACGATTAAATGAAAGCACTTCGTAAAACCAGACGCCGCATCGCCTACTGGACCATGGCCCTGATCAGCCTAGTTGTCGTCTGGCTTGTGCTTCCTGGTGATATTCATCCGCTGGAGCAAGCCCTGGCCATGGTGGTGGTGCCGGCGCTGGTGGGGCTGATTGTCGCGTTTATCACCGGCGAGACCTACTCGGACCACTCAGAGCGAAAACACAACAACGGAGACAGCGATGGCTGAGCAAGGGCCGAAGAATATTGGCGATATTTTGATAGCCATCGGTATGGCCATAATGGCTATCGGTGTCCTTGGCCAAGTGATGGGGTGGTGATCATGCTTGATGCACTATTGCCCGGAGTGAGCGCCGTTGTCGGTGGGCTCTTCGGCTGGCTGAACCGCCGCGAAGACCGCAGAACCCGAAAAGCTGATCAGGAATTCGAGCTGAGGCGCATTGAGGCTCAATCCAGCGTTGATATCAAGAAAGCCGACGCGGACGCCTTTGTCGAGTCCCAGAAGTCCCTCAGTAGGGTCGGGGACGCCATCAAATCCGCTGTAAGGCCCTTAATCACCGGGTGGTTGCTCTACATGACCTGGCGCATCTGGGAGGCTCTGGAGGCGATTACAGGAGGTATAGAGTCATTCAGCGCACAAGAGGCGGCTGATCTGTACAAATCCACGGCGGTCAGCATCATCAGTCTGACGACAATGGCGGTGTCCTGGTGGTTTGCCAGCCGTCCATCATCGATCAACAGGAGTTGAATAATGGATCAGCAAGAGATTGATATTCAATGCCTCACTCCAAAGCTGACTGAGGAGTTTTTGGACATCCTGGTAGAGGCCGTCAAGGTGTGCGGCTGGGAAGTTGATCACGTTGAATCTGCGAAATTTGTCAAATGGTGCCACAAGATCGCGGGTGTGGAGTGCCCAGACCTTGAGCCGAACGATTATTTATCGTGATACAATGGGCAACGAGGTGACTCATGTTCAAAGACAATGCCAAAGAGATCCTGATCAAATACCCGATCATCTTCTTTTTCGGGCTCACGCTGGCCGGCGGCACGATTTACTATGCGCGCAGCACTTTCGCCTTTGCTGATGACCTGTACGAATCCAACAAAAAGATCGATGAGCTTAAGCAGCTCACGTTAGAAAGTTTTAAAAAACAAGAGCTTAGAGCCATCAAGAAAGAGATATATGCCTTGGAACGGCTCGTGGAATCCGGAGCGGCAACGGAGCGGGACATCAAGCGCCTGGATGACCTAAAGAATGAGCGTGACGACATTGAACGAGAATTGAAAGAGGATTGACCATGGCAGGCGGCAACGGCAAGACCCGAAAAAAGACGACACCCCCAAAAGACCCGAAGGCACTGAAAACCACTGAGGCAGCCCCCACCAAGCCGGTCAAGAAAGCCAAGAAACCCACCAAGAAGGCACCCAAAAAATGACCCTCCAGTTGCTTTTGATTGGCATCCTGATTGCGGCTTTCCTGCAGCCTACGGTCAGCAGAGTCATTCCAGCGCTCCTGTACGCCTTTCTGACGGTCTTTCACTACCTGGCCCTGGATACCCTACCGGGTCCGTATTACTACTACGTAGCGGGCGCTGTGGACTTCCTGTGCAT